CCCAGTGTTTTTGAGTACCCCAGTTATCGTCAGGTGATACTCCACAAAAGTATGCAATTTGTAGGTGAGAATCTAAATACTTAGTAAGATCATCAAGCTCTACAAGAATCTCAACATCTCTCAAAGAATAATCTACGAATCTGTCATATACTACCTGTTCTAACATTTTCTTATTTTCAGGTGTAGGATCATCTCTATACCTCTTCTGAGCATCAAATATAGGATCTTCTCCTATCTGAGGCTCCTCTAGAGGAAATATGTATCCGTCTCCCGTATAACTACCATCGAAATTTTTATAAGAGGAGTTATCAATTTTTTGACTTAGACCGAAATGATTAGCTACATTCTTTAAACTATAACTAGGAAGTCCTAAGAAGCCATACTTTAAAGCTAACTCTCTATAATCAAGTAGTAATCTTCCCCTCCAAAATACCTCAACTCCATCCATTCCATCTAGTGTGTGAGTATCTTTACCATTAACTACACCTAGAGGAGATAATCTATTAACATTAGGCATATCTATATAGCTATTTCTCTTATTTAGTTCTTCTTTATAGTTACCATTAAATCCATCAAGAACTCTAGCTATTCTATTAGTTAAGTAAGGAAAGTCAAACGTTTTACAGTTATGTGTATATATTCCCTGATACTCAAAGTAGTGATTACTAGTCTCTATATCTCTCATTAGTACACTATCACCCTCTTTTATATCTTTTATACGAATAAAAAAACTACACTTATCTGTTATAAAATATGTAGTATTAAATTGTTTTGATTTTTTTTCTAGCTTTTCTAACCTTTTAATATTAGTAAATCTCTCTTTAATTTTTATACTATCTTTTAAAATATCTAGAGACTCCGAATCCATGAATGGTCTTAGATACGTATTATTCTCTAAAACAAAAGATCCATTCCATCTTAATAATTCTGATACGTTAGAGATATCATTATTAAAATTACAAAAAGTTCCATCTATAGAGCCATCTCCATCTACTAATCCTGAGTAAAAATATAAAAATTGCTTTTTAGATAGCTGACTTAGTAAGTATATATCTATACATTTTTTAGATTTAGCATTAATATGATCATATATTAAAGCTTTAGCTATTAGAAATCTAGCATTACTTAAAAATGCAAATTTAAAAATATATGAATCTTTATGATCTTCAGACTCGAACTTTTTGTATTTAAACTTATATTTATCTTTAAGATTTTCAACTACTTTTATATTAGTATTAGTAATAGATGCTTCAGATTTATAACTAGATGTTCCGTCTGTATACCATAAACCTGCTAGATACAAAATATCTTCAGATATAACATCATCTAAACGTTCTAATATAGATGTTGTAGGCCTTTTATCTCCATTATATCCGTTATTAAATATTTTAATAGATTTACTTCTTTCTATAAATTTAATAACCTCATTCTTTCCTAATTTTTCTAGTATATGTTTACTACTAAAAAAATCCATTTTCTTCTGATAGATCTCTCCCTCGTAATATTTAGATAGTTTTCTAACTATTTGAGTATCCCTAGTATAAATAAAAATCCCCTTCTTATGAAGAATATCTAAATTTTCAATTAGTAGTTGTCTATACGTAACATCTCTATTAGTATTATTATGAATTTTATGTTCTAGATATATATAATGATTATCTAGAGAATTAGAAATATTCTCTACAGTCATGTCCTCTTCTATTAATTCTCCAGAATTATAAGGTGTAAAATATTTACCTTTCGGTACTCTATATGTTTTAAATATATGATCCTTAGATGATGAAACTTTCATTCCGTTATCTAATATAATATCAAAAGATTTTTTCTTACTAATAGGAAATATATTTTCTACATATACTCTATCTTCTGACAATCTATCTTTATATTTTATATCTGTAAGCTTCTTAATTTTATTATCTGTCCAAATATTAGAATCCAGAGGAATGCAGTTAAAACCAGAAATAATAGAAGGATTATGTTTCTCTAAAAGCTTTATGAAAAATTCTAGAAGATCTCTCTCATCTTCAATCTTTATAAATTTTACATTATCCTTTTCAAATTTTCCTGTAAAATTCTTTCTTCCTAGGACTATATATTGATTCGTAAAATTATCATAAATCTGAATCATTGTAATCTCTTCAGGAGCCATATCTGCATGAGGAAAGTGTTGCACTGCATAGTTAGATCTAGTCTCAATATCTAGCATCCAAATTCTATGAGTATGAAAACTACTTTCAGAATCAGGAAATGCTCTTTGTAGGAAGGTATGACCTAAATCTAAATATCCGAAAGCATCATCTTCAAAGATAGTTTCCTCTATTTCTATCTCTTCTCCATCATACTCAATAGTTTTAATTTCACCTGTCTTTATTTTAATATTTTTTACAAATTTATTAAACTCATCTAATGATTCAAAAGATTTTTTAGTAAGAGGTATTTTCTTATCTAAGTAAGACTTATACGGGGAATTTGGTGATTTATTATCTGAAATAAATATATCAGGAATACTATAATCTGTAACATCTCTAAAAAAAGATTCTTTAGTCTTAGGATCGAAAAGTCTTACTACTACTTGTTTAATTTTTTTAGTTCTTTTTCCTGATGGTATCTCTTTAGTTAGTGTAAAGATACTTTCATACTGATATTTAGAATAATCTGGTAAATTCATCTCTCTCCTTTTCTCTTTATTATATAATAACTTTCTTTAATTTCTCATAAAATTTATATTTTTATATAAAAGTTTCATATCCCAGTCTATATCCTCATCGAATATATCATGAATAATACTTTTAGGCTTTTCTTCTATATCTTCAAGATCTCTTCTCTCATATGTACAAACTACTGGAAGGCTTGTATCCATACTATCTATAAATTCTAAACCCGGAATATTAAACTCTTGAAATTCGTTAGGATGAAGAGAGCCTAGTAAATGATGTTTTCTTTTATGATTAATAACTCCATCTATAAACATCTTTTTAATTACTATAGATCTTTTTGTATCTTTCATAAAAGAATCTCCACCTGAAAATGCAATTATATCAGAATCTTTAGAATGCTGATCAAAATATCTATAACACTTAACATAGTCATCATAATCTCTTCCGTGAACTACTAGAATCTTCTTAAAAGATATAAGTTCAATATTATATTTACTTATCCAATTATTAAACAATTCTATATTAGATTCTGAAGACTCATATGCGTCAGGTAGAATATAATATGTAGGTTTAATATCTAAAATATAGGCTACATATTTCTTTTCATCGAAGGGGATACCTGTAATTCTACGCTCATATAAGCTATTATCTAACCATACCTCTCTACCTAAAGATATAGATTCTTTAAAGAAATTATAATAATCTTTATCATCGAATTTAATATCTAAAGCGTAATCAAAATCATTAAAGAATCTAGAAATCTGAAGAAGATTTCTAGGGGTTTCGTGACTAAATCTCATTTTCTATCCTTGATATTCTTCCGGATCTATTTTTATAGTACGAAGAATTTGTCTCGCTCGTTGCTTAACACTTCCAGAAACTGTAGTATATACTGTTCTAGTACCTTCTAAAAATTCTTTAATATTATTATCAATTTCTTTTTGGAATTTTTTACTATCACTTCGAAGATCTTTTGACTCAATCTCAAACTCGATAGGAACATAAAAAGTATAAACTCTAGAATTATTATCCTCTAGTAATTTTCTATTATTTTTAAAATTAAGAGATATAAGTTTTCTAAAGTCTTCTTTCATCGTTTTATCTAATGAGTATTTAAGATAAGCATAACTATCAGCAAACCCTCTAGAGCTTAGAAATGAAGTATTAGCTAAATATTCACTTGAGGCATATTCATAAATCTTCTTCTGAGCCTCAAGATATCTTTTCGACGAAACATCTTTAAAATCATCTTTATTAAAGAATTTCTCAGACATACTATCTATAATTTTAACTCCCGGGTAGTGCTTAGAAATGATATCTTTAATAGCGTTATTTAGAGTTGTTTTACCCGTACCTTGAGCTCCTGTTAATATAATTTTAATGTTCTTATTTTTCATTTTATTCCTTAATATATTTGTCATAAATTTCTAAAGTTTCTGTGTCTTCCTGACCTCTAGATAATTTAGTACCTACTCTATCCCTAATTTCTTTAATATACTCTTCAGTATAAAAATCTCTAGGATTAGTATCATACATATACGATGTATCCTTATACGGCAACATAAATAGCCACTTTCTTACACATGGTTTACATTTTCCGCATTGCTTTTCATTTACCGGAGTATAACAAGACATGCTTTTTTCTACTAAATCATCTAAATCGTATCCTAGTTTTAGGTACTCATCTACTAGTTGTTTTTTAGTCCAATCTTTATATTTAAGATTAATGTTAATATCTCTACCTTCTGACCACCAACTATTTGAATAAATTCTACTAAGAAGATTAGATGTTTTTTCTGCAAATTCTAAATCTTTATCTGTAGATCTATCTCCAGCAGTAGCTCCTAAAATAATTTCATCACCATAATATGTTCCGATCATAGCTAAAAATAAATTTCTTAAAGGAACCAGAGCTGATTTCATTTCTACATCGCTAAGATCTAATCTTCTATCGATTTCTACCTCTATTCCTTGTTTCTTAAGAAACTCAACTTCTAAATCAGCATATTTACTTCCAGTATGGATATATAGAAGAGTGTCGAATTTCTCTAACTTACTAATGATATATGAGTCCATACCTCCACTATATAAAAGAACCTTTCTATTATTAATTTTTCCTAGGTCTTCTGTTTCAATCATTTATTCTCCTCTTATTATTATATAGTAATTTTCTTTACTAAGACTTTATTTTACTCATAAGATATTCAAAAATTTCCTTCCAGTTATCCTTATACAGAATACATTCAGCATCTTTAACATCTTTAAAGAAAATACTTCTATCATCAATAATATAATCAAAATGAATTCGATGCTTCTCATACATATCTATAAATCCATCAAATTGAAAGAATTTTAAAATAAACTCGATTTTAGACTTAAAGTGTTTTGGAGTACAATGACTAACAAAAAATATATGAAAGTGTTTATGAAGCTCGGAGATATATTTAACAGTGTCTTTAATAGGTCTCTTATCATCATATAAATCTTCTTGATTCCAAAACTCTAACATTCTCTCATCTTCTACAGGTTTAGAGTAATCAGGAGTAACTCCTAGATTATCCTGACACCATTTAGTCCAGTGAGAGTGCATCTCTACTACAGTTTGATCTACATCTATAGCTATAATAGGTTTACCTTGTTTATCAGCCAAAATCTATCTCCTACATTTACTAAAATCTGCTTTATACCAATTAGCTTGAGCTTCAGGAGATTTATCTTTTAGCCATTTTTTATGTTCTTCAGAATAACTACCAACTCTAGAGTTAATCTCCTTCATAACCTCATCCATACATTTAGAAAAATCATATCCTAACATTTCTACTTCTCTACCTGAAGTTACAAACATATTTTTCATAGCTTCAAATTCCTCTTCAGGAGTCTTAGCTTCTAAAAATTTATATAGAAGGTAGTTCATTTCAAAAATATAATTTTCTGTCTCGAACTCATAAAAAGTATCAGAAAGAGACTCAGTTACATCTTCATTATCTTTAATAGAGGTAACGTCAAATTTTCTTTTATACATATCACCTACTGCAAATACAACTATATCACAACAAGCATCTATGTATGCCTCTGCATCTTGTTTAATAATAGCATCAACAGCCTCCCCAATCTCTTCTGCAATAAATGCACAAAATCCATTTCTATCGGGTGTTTGATTATTAAGTCCTCTTTCTTCAGACCATTTGTAAATTTCAATTAATTTCATTTTTATCCTTTTTATTTTAGTATATTATATAGTAATAAATTTATTTTAAACTTAAAATACCTTATCAGCCTCTATATAATCTATTGTTTTTATCATTTTATCATATCTTTCTTTTACATCTCCGGTAAGAGTAACGTATGGAATTTTATTCTTATCTAGAAATTTTTTAATATTTTTATCTATTTTATTTCTGTATTTTTTATCTTTTGATCTAAATTTATCTTGTTCTAAATCAAATTCAATAGGAATATAAAAATGAATAATTTCTTTATCTTTAAGTAATTTTATAAAATCTTTTTTAATTTTCTTATATTGCCTCTTAGAAATATTTTTAGCCATTTTTGACCAAATCATATAGTCTACTAGGCTTCTATCAGAAATCATAAACTCATTTGTGATAATTTGATGAGACATAAATGCAGTCACTGCATATTGAAATTCATATGAGGTATCTTCATTTAGAGGAAAATTAAAATAACTATGCATCGTTCTAATAAAATTATCTGGTTTATAATACTGCGAATGATCTAACAAAAATTTGTCAACCAGCGTAGTCTTACCCACCCCGGATGCTCCTGTAAATAGTATTCTCATTTTTTTCTCCTTAAATAAATAAATGTGGAAATTTTTTTAAATCTTTAATATCTATTAGATTTTTTTTAATAAATTCCAACTCTACACCTGAGACTTTGAGAGAAATATCGTTTTTTGTATCAACTTTCCCATTAATGTCGGTGACCATAAACGCACATATATTATAATCACTTATCGCTTTGTGTAACTGATAAACAAAAAAGACTTTATGGTTATATATAAAACATGAATTTTGCAAAATCATATTTTAAAAAGTTCTCTCACATTCAACTCTTTTATATCAGGAAAAAAAGTGATATACTATCATATTATAATATTCATCTGCTAATTTTTTATTTTTAAAATAAAAATTTGCTTTTTTAGTTTTAATTATATAATCATAGGTATTCATCTTACTGATGTTTTCATAATCAGGAAATTGATATGAAAACCGTTGCACTCCAAACATATGTAATTCTATATCTTGCTTTTCTAAAATTATTTGATGTATTGGGTATATAAAATATTCAACTGTATTAAATTCAAAATTTGAATCTTTAAATGGGTCCCATATAACTGAGTGAATATATACATCAGGCATATCTTTAACTAATAACATTTTAGATTACCAATGTTTCTTTGGTTATTAGATAACTAGCGAGTTCACTTTCATTTTCAAACTCTTTAGATATAAATGACCGTAACCAAGGAGAATCCGCTTGTTGACTTCGCTTGAGAGATTTACATGTAAAAGCATATTCTGGAATATTTAATTTAAAAGCTTCATAACATTCAATTATTGCCCCAGTAAGGTGGTGACTGATATCTTGTACTCCAAGATTTAGAATTAAAATATGAGAATTTTTAAGCCTTGCTAAATCAGTATGCACTATGAAATTATCAGTGTCTTTGAATCCTGCTTTTGTTGTTCTAAATTTGTGGTTAACCTTTTCTGCAAATCTTTCTGTCCACGCATTGTAAAATAGTGGTGATGGTGTCATATTTCCTGATAGATATAAAATTGGTTTCATTTTTATTTCCTTTTTAGTGTCTATAATGATAAAGCAAAAAATAATATACATAGTAAAAATGATATGATCATCTGAATATAATAACTTTTTACTTCATTAATGATTTTTGTTCGAAGATTTTTATTTCTATGCAAATTTATGTCTTCAAGATTATCAAGTGTTACTTTTCTTAATTTCAACAAATGATAAAGAGTTACCAGAAACCAAAGCCCTGATATAAATGATAATATTAACATTTATGTCCTTTTTGTTTATATCTAATATTATAATATAAAATAGTTAATTTTATATGAAAAACTGAGGAAAGTCATTATAAAAGTCTTTTTTATTTTCTCTATATCCCATTATATCATCAAGAGGAATTCTTACGACCCTGTGTCCATAGGGGATATTTAAGGATATATTTAAATATCCTCTTTTTAGATCTTTATAAAGCTCTTTACGTTTTTTAGGTTTATAGTATTGTTCAACTCTATATTACCCCTCGTAACAGAACAACACAAAACAAGTTTTCATTAACGAACCCTTTCTTTCATTTCCATTGCCATTTCTTTTTGCTCTAATGCTCTTTCTAAAGTGTCAGTTTCTTTTTCTGGTCCTCTAAGTTCTTGATATCTTGGGTGACTTAATGCATAATGGTCATTATTTTTACCTTTTGTAATATCATTACAATGAAGTGTCATAACATTTCCAATAACTTTATCACGGTTTTCATGAAACCAATCCCGTACATCTTCAGATAATGTTGTAACACCTACACTACCTATGATGGTTCCTTCATCATTTGCATATTCGATGCTAGAAAAATAATCTTCGTTTTTAGTTCCTTTATTTCCTTCTGATAACCCTGTAATACGAACATCTAACTCAATAATTAACTTAACTTTTAGTTGTTTTTTTGAATTGCCGTCTTTATGCGTCATATCGTATGCTTTGATAACAGTTCCTTCATCACCTCTTTCCGTAACTTCTTGAAAATGTTCATATGCTTCTTTCATATTTTTAACGATTCTGTATTCAATAAGTTCGACATTATCTAAATCATTATAACCAAGTAATGTTTCTAACATTTGAAGTCTATCTTCATATAAAGATAATGTTCCAGCTTTTTCTGCAGCTTTAATTTCGTCTTTAGTCATACCGTATTCTTGAACGGGAACCATATCCCAAACTGTAAACAAAACATCTTCGTGTGGAATATCATCTGAGTTAATGGTACCGTTACCGATAGAGCGATTTTGTTCACCCCTAAGAGTCATTTCACCGATGAATACATAACCTTCTATATCTAAAGATTGTAGTTGTTTTTCTATTAATGGAAATGAACTTTCTATGCCTGGTCTTGATGTTATTTCAACATTTCCTCCATCTACAACTGCTCTACGAAATGTTCCGTCCATTTTTAATTCGGAATATACTTTATTTTTAAAGTTTCCGTTTTTGTCTAAAGGCATATTTTTTAGGATATTTTTTTCTGTACCAATTTCGCAGCGAGTATAAGGAGGTTTTACAATAAGATTTTTAAATACTTTATTAATTTCTGTTCTACCTAAACGGATTTTTAAATCACGGTCAAGAATTCTCTCAATAACAATTCTGTCAGTTTCTGACATTGCTTCTAAAATATTTTCTACTAAACCTATAGCCGCATTTCCAGTTGTGTTTCTTGTTGCTAATTCATTTTCAAGTAAATCCAACGCCCATCCTAATGTATTTGTGTTTTCAGAAGTACCCGCACGAACATTTTTCATAGTGACGCCGTACGTGAAGCTTACTTTATCATTTGCCATTTTAAGTACTCTTTTAAGTAACTCATTATCTTTATATTTTTCAAGTACTGCTTTCTTGTAATTTGAGCCATTTTCTAAGTTGATCTCATTAATGATGCTGTATATATCCATTTCGCTATATCCTTTTTTCTCTTTATATATTATATAATAAAATACCTTAAACTTTGATTAAATATTTAATTAATCATTATTTATCCTTTAATTTCTTCTAATAATTTTTCATTAAATTTAATCGCCCTAATACAATCATTAATACGAATACTATCTCTTATTAAATAATGTTCCTTAATAAGTTTACTAATTAGGGCTTCAGCTAATGAAATTTTAATTTCAAGAACTTCTTTATATGCTTTTTGAGATAATCCTCTGAGACTATCTCTTCCGTATAAATATTTAGAATCTTTCAATATTTCTACTTATAAAACGATACAGTATCGTTAGCAACTTCAGTCTCATAACACTCAATCATATCTTCAAGAGTAAACTCTGTAGCCACCATTGATAAAGTATCTCTATGATCTACTAACAATGCGCCTGTAGAATCTTCCAACTGGTATGAATATTCACGTCCTAGTTTTGGATTAGGGTTTGGGCATTTACTTTTTATCAAGGTAAGCTCCGGGTTTTGCTCAAGTGTCAATCTAGTTTCTCTTTTCATCTTTTTATCCTCTTTCTCTTTATATACTATATTATAACATAAAATACCTTAAATCTTGATTAAATATAAATAAAAAAAAAAGGAATATACATATGTTTAAAAAATTATTCACGGAAGCTAAACTAAAGCCTCTTGACACCCCTCTGACAGATACAGAACAGAAGAAATTAAAATCATTAAGAAATATGATAAGTACACACAAAAGATTAAGACCGAGCGCATTGGATCTTTTACAAAACTTAGAAGATAGGGAAAATATAAAGCCCGCAGAACCTCTTAAATTTGAGTTAATGTCTCTTACCCAAATTAAAAAAACAGGCAACTCCATGAGCGCGCTTAAGGGCGTTTATTATGGTGCTACAGATGGACATTATGCTAAGCAATATTTAAAATATGCAGAAAAAAATCAGAAACTTAGTGCTGATGATATAAAAGAATTTACATTGATGTATAAACCCCAAATGCAAAGAATGGTAAAATCAAAAGCATTCAAAACTCTTTTAATAAATATTATAAAATCCCAAGCGGAGGAAAATAATTATTGGAGTGATGTACCTAATCAAATTAAAACATGGGTATATAACATTTTAGCAAAATCTGATATTAAAGATCTTATTAGTATAGATCCTTGGAAATTATATCAAGACATAGAAGTGAATAACAGCGAAGAAGGATGGACATCGAGACAAGGCGCTTCAATGACTACTAAAAAAGCGGAGGTTACTTTTAGCATAGGAAACAAAGAGTACAGAGAAGACTTTCATTTAGATACTTCAGGATATTGGAACGATTAAGTTCCAATATTTTTTATAAACTATCCCATTCATCTTCTGACATCTCAGAAACCATACCTATTTTATAATCTGTAATTTCAACTTCCTGTGGAAGGACCTCTTCTCTACCCTGGCCTAACCATTGGTCCATCCAGGGTAACGGATTTTGGGCTACATTTTCAAACATTTTAGGTTCTCTAATCGCTCGTAGTCTTGTGTTCACAATATATTTCATATATTTTTCAAGTATCTCAGCGTTTAACCCTATAATAGAGCCTTCTTCAAAAAGATATTGTGCCCATTCAATCTCATTCATAGCTGCATCATAGAACATCTCACGTACATCATCTTTGCAATCTGATATAACTTCTAAAAAACCTTCTTCTTTATCTTTCTTTAAGATATTAATTAGTTTTTGTGTTACCTGGAGATGAATTAACTCATCCCTAGCAATTAATTTAAGTTCTTGAGCATTACCTGTCATTTTTTGGTTTTCTGCGAAAGCAAAAGTACATGCAAACGATACGAAAAATCTCACACCTTCGATAATATTCCAAGCTATTAATGCCATCCATGCATATGTTTTCATATCTTTTAGAGTAGGCCTAGCAGGATCAGATTTTGGTAACGCCTCCCATTTTGCTAATGCAATGTAAAACTTTTCATACGCTTCAGTAATTTTACCTGTATGTTTTTTAATAATCACATCATCACCAATTTCATCGAAAACTTTTGACGGATCCGGATAAACGTTTCTCAAAATATATGAGTAACTGTCAGAATGATTAACCTCTTGACCTTGAAGTTTAGTTATTGCTGCTTCTAACGCAGAATTAGTAGTAATTCTTCCAAAAGTTAATAAGGGGCTTCTCCCTTGGATAGTATCAAGTACCATCTGTCTTTTTATATTTAATTCAGATATTCTAGATTCACTAGTTTCTAACGCTTTAAAGTCAGCTACATCTTTTTCGAGGGATATCTCTTGAGGTTTCCAAAAGTTTTCATCCATTTTTTCAGCATATTCATAAAATATCTTATGTTTCATTACATCATATCGTTGTAACCCTCGTCCCGAACCGAAAAATATAGGTTCACGCATAATATCTATTTTTATATTTTCGTCATAAATTTTCATTTTTTTCCTTCAAATTTAATATCTTTTTAATATCTTTTATATCATTAATCTCTTTATAATCAAAATCTTCTAATATATTTAATATTATATCATCAATTTCTTTAGATTCACTTAAATTTTGTTGCCTACCATACTTTTGATATCTAAAATTTCCTCTTTTTATAAAAAAGTTTATATTATTATATGAGTTAAATACGGTATCTACTAATGGGTTAAATGTTTTAGGATCTACCGATTTATTATAAATTTTAGAAAACAACAAAGGACTGTCAACGATTACATAATCTACCTTATTTTGTAACCTAAATAATCTGTGATGTTGTTCAGCAAAAACTAAAAGTTGATCTCTCAGTTTAACATTTTCATCTGCGTATACAAGATCTTTTGCAAATTCAGTAGATAATTCTACTTTATAATGAAGCTTTTTCATCATCGTAAAGAGTTCTGAGGCAAGGGTAGATTTTCCACTACCAGGACCTCCAAATAAATTGATTACCATCATACTTTACAGCCTCCTCCCTCACAATCATCTTCAAGATCACTATCAGTTTTATTTATTGTATCAATAAACGTACTATAATATGTTGTTTTTAATCCTGCTTTATACGCCGCAATAATAGTTTTAATCATTGTTTTGTTTGGAAATTTCATTTTTCCATCTTTTGGATCTTTGATAAAATCTTTTTCCGGTGTCCAGTACACGTTAGTGCTGATACCTTGATCAATATACAATTGAATTTTACCTAACATTTTAATATACGCAATATTATCCAGTTCTGTTGCTAGCGTATAATAAGAGGCTCCTTTACTAAAGTTGGGTACTATCTGTTTAGCGTTGCCTACTTTAGATTTTTTAGTAACTATCAAATCTCTAGGCATATCAATCCCGGATGTACTATTAGATACATCTGATGAAGTACCTGCTGGGGGAATTGCGCTTAGTGTTAAGTTTCTTAGACCATATTTTATGATGTCTTTTCGAAGTTGTTCCCATTCTTCTTTAGGAATAAATCTCCATTTACCATCATTAGGTAACCATCCATCAGCATATTTTGATTTTTCTCTAAACCACTTAGCTTCACCTTTTTCTTGAGCTAGTTTACACGAAGCTTTTAATAAGTTAAACTGTAAGTGTTCAGCGAATTCTTCTGCTAAATCTAGGGCCTCTTGGGTGTTATATCTTACTTTTTTCTTTGTTAAATAATGTACCCAATCTGAAATACCAATTCCCAAATATCTCGCGTTCACCGTAGGATTCTCTGCTGCCGGTATAGGATACTGCTGGATATCTATAATATTATCTAAAAAATATACTAAATTTTCCGTAATTCTAGGAAGTTCCTCTAATTTAACTCTACCAGCGTTTACATTACTGAGAATACAAAGAGCTACCTGTCCATCTTCTGTCCCATATAAGTCGGTCATCGGTTCTGTAGGTAAAAGAATTTCTAAACATAAATTTGACATTTTAATAACATCTTTTAAAGGACCTTTATTAATCAAATCTAAAAATATCGGGTAGTATCTACCTGTTTCAAATCTTTCTTTAGCAAATAATTCTAAAAGTTTTCTTGCTGAAAACTTACGTTTTCTAATCCCTCTTTTCTTTTCATAATCTAAATATGTTTTCTCCCAAAGATTATAGTTATCTAAATTACGGATAAGATCTGGTGTTTCTTCAGCACTAAACAATGTTATATCTTCATTATTTTTTACCCGTTCAAAAAATAATCTATTAAATCCAATACCGTAATCTAATTTTTTAACTGAATTTTCAGGTGTACTTTTATTGGATTTTAAAGTAAGAACCTTGTCAATTTCCCAATTCCAGAACATATGAAAGCTCGTAGCTGAACCACCCCTAGACCCCTGAGAAGCCCATTTAACGGCGGATTCATGCCATCTGAGAATAGACACAACTCCGTTATGAAGTATTCTTCCATTTTTGACAGATGCGTTAATACCTCTAATTGAACCGTTAAAAATACCAATACCTGCAGCGTTTGTGGTCATTAAAGAACACGCGCCATTTGCTGCAATTAATGATCTTGTTGTATCTCCACCGTCAATGAGACAACAAGATGCATATGATGTACTCATAGTTCTTAACCCGGACATAATAGGACTAGGTAGTGATTCTTTAAAAGTACTTAGGTCATCATAAAATTCTAAGATTCTTTTAACTCTATCTTCTCTGTTTTTAAATGCCACCATTGGAACTAACATAAACAACTCTTGAGGTGTTTCAAGCATTCGTTTATCTTTAATTTTAACAATAAATTTATCTATAGTGGTTCTCAGCCCTATATATGTGAAATCTAAATCTCTCTGATATTTTATTTTAGAATTAAAAAAATTGATTTCATCTTCAGTATAATACTCTAAAATATTTTCATAATGCCCTGATGCAATATTTTTCTTTACAGTTTCTAGCAATGGTTTAGGATCGTATTGACTCCAAACTTCTTTTCTCAGTTCCATGATAAGACTTCGTGCTGCGGCGTATTGATAATTAGGTGATCTCAATGAAATAAGATCTGCCGTTGCTTTAGTAGTAGCTCTATGAATATCTGCAGTTTTAATACCATCATAAAAATTAGGTCTAGCAGCTAATTCTATTTCAGAAACACTACAACCAGATAATCCCTCTATCGTCCAATTAACCATTTTATGATACTTTTCAATATCTAATGGTTCTCTTTTACCTTTTCTTTTTGTTACATTAATCAATTAAATTCTCCTTATACACCAGGTTTGTCATTCCATGCTCTAATATGTAATCTATCGGAATAATTAAATCCTAACTCAACACATTTTTCCATAACAAATCGACAATTCTCATCTACTTCTGATTTATTTTCACCCATAGGCATTAGATATACATTAGCAAATACAGGAATACCTCTTAAAATTTCTTTAATTTCTTTCCAGTCTGAATTCCACGTATCTTTAGATACTACAAACTTTAAATAACTTTCTGGACAATGTTCAAGAATATTAGTAATATTTTCTATATTTACTCTTTTATGTTCAGGCTCACCTGAGTTAGAAAGCTTTACAGACATAGAAAACATAATATCTTCTTGATATTTTCTAGTAAATTCAATATCTAAAGATGCATTTGATTCAATAGTAACCTTGTGACCTCTAGATATATAGTGAGATAAAACTCTTTGAATTACATCTTCCTTCCAATGAATTAGTGGTTCTCCACCTGTCAAAACAATATCAGGTTTTAGAAGGTTTTCTTTAGATAGATTCGGCATAGTATTATCTATTCTATTAACTAGATCTAGGTAGTCTACATAATAATCCCATGAATCTTTAAATTTAGTAGATACAGCTCTAATACTATCGCAGCCCTTAATTATATCTCCATCCGGTGATTTTAAAGAACATCCAAAACCCTCACACTTAAAATTACACAATCCTGTTCTTACAAATACTGAAGGTACGATTCTTTTACCTTCTCCTTGTATAGAATAGAATGTTTCTACAATTGGTACCATATTTTATTCCTCTTTTTTAATTATATAATAACTTTATTAAATTATGTTTATGAATTACTAGTTCTAGTTTTTAAATAGCTAGGAATATTATTAATAGCATCGATTACTTTAGCTATATTATAGACCTCTTTTCTATCTATTCCTTCTTTATCTGCAATAAAATCTACAAAATCACCCTCAAAGTCTCTTGAATTAAATATAAATTCTCGTGATAGATTTGAAAATGTTTCAGATAGGGATTTTTGTATTGTTTCTTCCTCTAATCGTCTAGAGAAACTTCGAGCATCAATAGTCTCAAATGTAGCAGCTTTATATGCTCTATATTTAATATCTTTTATAATTTCGTAATTGCTACTAAATGTAGTATCTCTCTTGGGTAGCGTATCTTTATTATTCATTTATAGTCCTTTCCTATTAGTTACTATATATTATAGTAGAAAGAACTTAAATGATTTTTAAAGGGAGTCGTTAATGCGCTGAATATTATTATTAAGGTCTTCTATAATTTTTTTAAGCATTTTAGGTTCAAAACAATCCACCTCAATATGTTTAGATCCACTTTCACCACCTCTAAATTCTCCATTGATAGTGATACCACGCTTTCTTCTATCTATGAGTGGTTTAAATTCAGATATTTCAATAAATTCTGCAATTGCAGACTTAATTCTATTGACACAAGTACCTTCACGTAAGTCATTATATTTAGATAAAATATTATCTATAAGTTTATCTAATCTAGATTCTTTTAGGTATGTTTTAAATTTCATGTTTCTTCCTTATATTATATAGTATTTAATGTTATTTTCTTTCAAAAAGTCTAAAACTTTCTCACAAATTATTTCTAAACTATCTATATCAGAATAATTCTTGATAGTTATTTTATTAAATTTTTTGATTTTCGTAAAATCTTTAATTTTTTCCTCAAATATATTAGGATCTTTTCTAAATATTTCTATACAAATATTATCTATACATATATTTACGTCAGTATCTTGAAAGAATATAGTTTCTAGCTCTTGAATTTCGTATAATGTTCTCTTAAGAGTACTCGATGTTGAATTTACTATACTAGAGAAGAGAATACTTTTATCTAAATTATCGTCTATATTATTTATCTTCTCTTCAAGTAAATTATAAACCTTCTCATGAGTATCTATCCAAAAATTAATAAATTCTAACTCTTTACCTTTAAAATTCTCTCTCAATAATTCCTCATAATATCTTTTACGTTCTCTAGCAAGATCTATTATTTTAGATTTAATTTCTATTATATTATTTTTTTCATCACATAGTAGAAGTTGTTCAATCTCATTTATCCAATCATACCATATATCATATTTTAATAACATTATATCTTTAGAAACAGTAGAAAATTCGAAATTTGTATTACTGTACATCTGCTTTAATATAAACGCCTGTTGAATCTTAAATAAACTAATATCTTCACTAGATTGGATTCTAAATTTTATATTATTATGAATAAACTTTCTAGGATGAAAGTAGTTATTTAATTCTTCTTGTCTCATTTTATAGCACCTTTGACACTTAAAAACATCATGGTCTCAACTTTAGACGAGATTTGATTTAAGTCTTTCATTAGATTATTAATTTTATCATGAAAATCTTTTTCACTATTTTTAGCATCTTGTTCAATCTCACTAATATCTGTTCTTAACTCTTTTAATAATTCTTTTATAGATAATATATTGTCTATAATTTCTTTAGTTTTAATATCCATATGATTTTTATTTTCTTGAAAGCTAGTAGCATCAGGAATTGAGTTTAAAAATGGTTTTACTCTTTTATAGTAGAATGTAAGTACCGCTACAGTAAGAATCGATATAGAAACATCTCCATAATGTACTTTTAAAAAGGATAAAATTGAACCTAGAATTATCTCCACACCTAACCTTTAAATGATTTAATTATATCTGATATTTTATCAAGAGAGTTTATTCCGAATGTAATAATAATTAGAGCTGCAATAAGTGCATATGTAATTATTTGAACATATCCTATTCCAAGAGGAATTACAAAAGCATATACAAATATACCAATAATAACAAGAACTATTAATCTAGTAAATACTCTATGTTTATCTAAAATATCTACAGGTTTTTTCTTTTCTATATTATTTTCCATCTAAGTTCTCTTCACACCAGTTTTTATATAGAATCCAATTATTCTTAAGAATGATAGCGTCATTCTTTGGGATTAATATATAATTCTTATTATTTATATTAGTAAAATATATATTATATTTTTCAAACCTAGGCTTTTTAGTAATAGGAGGTCTAGGTATTTCTACATACTTGATCTTTACAGTAGGCTTACACTCATCCTGACTACAGCCCTGAAATATACTACTTACCAATAGTAGAAACAGAATCGTATAAATTTTTGAATTCTTCATCTTTTATATCCTTTCCTTCAATTATAGGAATTTTACAATCTTTAATCTTGATAATTTTAGATGGTTTAGTATCTAATTTCTTTTTAAGCAGATGGATATCCTTTCGAAGAGATGATATAATTTCATCTCTAGAGTCTATCTGTTTTTTATATATAGACTCTACTTCACTATATCTACTCTTAATAATACTAAGTTCTTTAATATTATTAGCATTAGCATCCTTACAATTATCTCTATCTATCTTAACTTTTTCTATTCTTAAATTTAGAATATTTACATCTTTCTTAAGAGACGATATTCTAAAAGTATCATATGTTATCACTGATAGAACCGCAACTATTAGAAGAGTCTTTATATTAAAAAGTTTAGAAAAGTTAAAGCTAGATAAAAAACTAAATATAGATAGAAATCCCATAGTTAAGCCTTAAATTTTAAAAGTTCTGTTCTGCTTCTAGTATCTAAGTGTACCCAAGTAATATCTATTTCTAATCCCTTAATATATGGATATACATCCGGATTATCTATAATATCCTGACGAACCTCATCTGGAGTATATTTACTAAATACTATATCTACCGCTCTTCCCCACGAATGCATACTAGAGTATGAATAATATGGACTATCAGGAGTACGAATTCCACTCCAGTTTCTATTACCATTCCATAGCCAATTATTAATAGTTGCAGTACCTTCAGGAAATCTCTCTTTAATAGTATCTATAGATTCTATTAATTGAGGATCTAGAAAATCCCAACATTTATCTCCATATTTTTTAAAAAGTTCTCGAGGAACTAGTTCCTCAATTTTAAAGTGTTTTGATTTTAAATACATTTCTTCTCCTTATTTTATCCACTAAACATTCCGAGTGCTTCTGAATATCTATTTAATAAATCTTCATCTAATTTTTCTAAAATCGTTTCAGATTCCGACTTCATATCGGCATAATTAATCTCTGCTCCACCTACTAATGCCTGGGAATATTTTCCTGTTATAGTACCCCATAAATATTTAGTCTTATTAAGAGCATATTCTTTAATCCATGGATGATTATATATTTCATCATATTCGGGATTAGGAACATATTCTACAGCTGCCTCTACTAGGAAAGGTCCTGTTACGTTCTCAAATATTCTTAATATTTTACTATTACTGTTAAATTCAAAGTTTACACCTACTCCAAATAAAGATTGAAGAGTATCTCTTTGAGATATTGTAACATAAGCATCTACTGCATTATCTAAAGTACTTCCTGTAGCCAAGCCTCCCGCTATACCACCTGAAATGCCTCCCGCTATACCATTAGCACCTTCTAGACTAGAAACCTCTCCTTGCATAGTAATATGAGGAACATATCCTATACCTACCGTACCCCAACCGGGTCCTAGATTAATACCTCCAGCTCCAGGCTGATTAACACTTCCTAAACTATTAGCAAAAGAGATTGATTGAATTGCTTGTACCCTATAATCTAGAAGATAATCTTGTATATCTTCCTTTCCCTCTATTATAAATGATACAGTTCTCTCTCCTCCATATGCATAATCTGAAAATTTACGTATAGTTTCATCTATTACCAATGCTATCTGATCATTAGACACGTCTACCGTTATCATCGGTTCACCTAACATAGTTCGAATATAATTAATTAGTTTATCTTCACTATCTATTCTTCGAGATCTTTGCTTAGTATTAACAATATCTGGTTGATTTCTACCTTGCATACTACTCATTTTATACCTTATGTTTATTTACAATATTTATATAAATAAATTAAAAATGGAGCTTTTATGGATTTATGGGAGGCAATTAAAAAACCCTTTATTTCAGATACTTCAGATATAAAGAAACCTTCTAGTGAGACTAGACCTGAGAATATCACTGTAGAGCTATCTGATGAATATACAGGAGTGGTAGCGTTTTCTTCAGAAGATTCGGGAAAAGGATTTAACTCTTATTCTGAAACTATGACACCTTTAGAGTATCAAAATAAAGTAATAAAAAAATATAGGGTATTAGCAGAACATTCTGATGTTAATTATGCTATTGATATTTTAGTTAATGAGATGATCTTTTCTATAGATAATGATATACTAAAAATTAATGTATCTAATCAGAGTGATAAAATAAAAAAGAAAATTATTGAAAAATTTAATAAAATTATAAAAACAGTTAATATAAAAGATAATATAGATATTATATGTAGACAACTATATACAGATGGTCAACTTAATATAGCTCTAATATATGACAAAAGTGAATTAAAATCAGGTATTAAGTCAGCTAAAATCCTAGAACCTTTTAATCTATTCTATGATAAATCTGATAAATTATGGAAGTTTGTAGAGAAAGAAAGTGATTCTTTATATTCAACTGAAATTAAATATGATGAAACATACTCTTCAGATGAACTAGTGCATGTAGATTTCAAGCTCTATAAAAATATAACACTGAGCGAAGATGAAGTAACTAAAATTAATTATGGATATCTAGAGAGTGTTAGTAAGTATGCTAATCAACTAGATACTTTAGAATCTCTACTAGTTCCTTTAAGATATTCAAGATCTGTCTCTAGAAGGTTATTTAATATAGATGTAGCAGATCTTCCACCTAAAAAAGCTAAAGAATTAATGAATCAGATTAGAAATGAGTTTAAATATAAGAAAACATATGATACTACTAATGGTACTATTAAAAATATTAATGCTACTCAGCCTATAGTTGAAGACTACTGGTTATCTAATAGAAATGGGGGTCGTGGGACTACCGTTGATACAATGGATGAGAAGGGTGCTCTAATGGATTTAGATGATATTATATTTATCTCTAAAAAACTTTTCACCTCTTTAAAAATTCCTAGTAATCTCAACCCATATCTAGATGATATTGGAGATTTTAGTTATGATTCAGATACTGTTTCTGGAGATAATATGTCATTCTATCTCTTTATAGATAAATTAAGAAAACCTGTAATATCTCTTATGAAGAGAATCTTAATGAGAGAGTTAATATATACGGGTGATATTACTGAACAAGAATGGTATCAACTTGAAGATGATATAGAAATTGATTTTTCTAGTAAATCTCTATTTCTAGAGAATATGAAAAGAGATCTGTTCTTAAAAGGAATAGGAAATTTTCAGGATATTAAAGAGGATATAGGAAAAATAGTTTCATTAGAAACTGCATTAAAAACTACTCTTGGATGGTCTTCAGAAGATATAAGCGAGGAGCTAGAAAAAATTAGAAAAGAAAAGGCTAACCCACTATACAATAATTTTTATAGTGATTCGGAATTTTAATCTTATAAATAAAAAATATATAACACTTAAAGGAAACTAAAATGGATCAAGCAAATACTATGGATTTAATCAAATCTGCAGAAGAAAGAAAATATGTTAAATTTGAAGAACTAGCACTAGATACTCTTAAAGATAAGCTAGATAATCATCCTAAAGTACAGGAATTCAGAGATACCCTAAATTCTATCAGTGAAGCATCTAAAGACGAGGATGAAGATGGTGATGATGATACTACAGAAAAAGGTGATACTGATAAAGATGAGGATGAAGAGGAAGAAGAGGAAGAAGAGGAAAATAAGAAATAATTCTTAAATAAGGAAAGTTATGAAGTTAATTCTGGAAGAAAGCCTAGATATCGAAGCTGTAGTAGAGTTAAATGAAGCTACAGGAGAAAAAACATATGTTATTAAGGGTACTTTTAGCACCCCTGAACTTAAAAACAGAAATGGTAGAATCTATCCGATGAAAATCTGGAAAGAGAATGTAGATAGATATCAAAGTGAAATCGAAAATAATACTCAAAATACTTTAATGGAAAAAGAACATCCTCCTAGAACTGAAGTAGACCCAACTAAGGCTGTTGCCAGAATTCGCAAGCTAGAAATTCGCAACGGTGTAGTATATGGAGAATCTGTAATTTTTAATAAACCTGAAACAGAGGATATAAGAGAAAGTATAGATAAAGGTCAAAAAGTAGGAGTATCTTCAAGAGGTGTAGGTAGGCTTAATGGTGATATAGTAGAAGAATTTAATCTTATTACATATGATATAGTAGCTAATCCATCAGATTGGAATGCTAGTTTAGATGGGTTTAATGAATCTTTAATCCTAGAAAGTGTAGAAATTGAAGCTGATGGACATGGAGGGTGGATATGTACTCCTTCAGGATGTACTCTAGTAGAGTCGAAAGATATTACTAAAGAAGTTGAAAAAAGACTTAAAAATGAACCTGTTATGATTACAGATGAGACTGGAAATGTTATTACTATTGAACATAAAGATGGTAAGTTTTTCTCTGGAGTAGATCAATATGGTAATGGTATAGAGTTAAAAGGACTTAAAGGATATATATTAGCAGAGTCTAAAAAAGAAACTCCTTGTACTAAGAAGGCTCTAGAACTAAAAGAAGCATTAGAAAAAATTGCTAGATCTAAAGAACTAGAGAAACAACTTAAAGAAGAGAAGGAGCTTAAAGAAAAATTTAAGGTACTTACAGGTACAAAAGATAATCAAGACGTTTCAGAATCATATATGGAAGATGATATAAAAACTAAAAATATTATAGATTCATTAGAAAATATTCTTAAAGAAATTTTTTCTCTTAAAAAAGGATATAAAGATCCTGTTTCTACTAAACATCTTAAAAAGGCTATGGGTGATATAACTCGAGCTTCAGATAGTATAGAATCCTTTTATGAGTATGAATTTGGAAAGGAGTATTAATGTCCTTATTTAATTTTGAAGAAGTTTTTTCGGAAGCAGTTAAAAATGCTAAAGTACATGGGTATAAGGAATTTTATAAAAGTCCTCTTACTGAAGAGATAGTATGTTATGTAAACGAAAATAATGATATTTTCGATCTAAATAATAATATTATAGAGAATCAAAGTAGATATAGAGAGATGATAGAGTCATCTGCACTTTTAAAAGTAAATAGATTAGATATATCTAAACCACTTTTATCGGAAATTGGATTTATATAAATAAATATAATAATAAATATTAAGATAGAGTTGAAAAAGAGTGAAATCATCGATAGATGAGTCTTAATACACAAACAAAAAGGAATTCTCAGATGAATGAATTATTTGAATCGTTAAGTATTGACGATAAAACAAAAGCTGAATTATCAGAGGCATTTGATAAGGCTGTTATGGCTAAATCTGTTGAACTAATGGAGTCTCATGTTCAAGAAAAAATTGAAGAGGCTAGAGTTGAGCTAGAAGAAGAATATAAAGAAAAGGTTGAGGATCTTGAGGAAACTCTAGACGGATATTTAACTTCTGTAGTTGAAGAGTTTGTTACTGAAAACGAAGTTAAGCATCAAAGAATTATTGAAGAGTCAAAAGTAGAAAAACTTTTAGAATCTTTTGATACAATGCTTAAAACTATGGGTGTTGAAATGTTAGAAATTCAAGAAGCTAAAAGCGAAAAAGAAATTCTAGAGGATGAAAATTCACTAGAAAATAGACTTTCTAGATTAGAAGATAAACTATCTGAAAAAGAACACGAACTTATCGAAGCTAGAAAAGAAGCTCAAGAATATCTTAGAGCTGGTATTATTGCAGAACTTTCAGAAGGACTTACTCTTACTGAAAAAGAAAAATTCGAAACTTTAGCTGATATGATTGAATTCTCTAAAGATGAGAAATATGTAAGTGCTCTAGAAACTATTAAAGAAAACTTAATTGATAATAGAGGTGATAGTATTCAGGAATCAGCAGAAGCATCTCTTCCTGCTAAAGCTTATAAAACTGAAGAAGTAGATGTAGCAGCTGCTACAGATTTTAGTAAATATATCTAATATATAAATACTAAAAACTTGAAAAGTAGAAGTGAAATAGAGCTGAAACAACAAGGGGTTGGCTTTTCAAGGAACTTCAATCTTTAGATTGAAAACAAAATAAAAATAAAACTAAAAATAAAAAAAAGGAATTTAAAATGGCTGATTATAAAGCACTTTTAGAAAGTTCAAAATACGCTCCTCTTGGAGAATTTGAAAAAGGCACACTTGCTGCTATTATGGAAAACACAGAAAAAGAAACTAAGCAAATGATTGCTGAAGGTACTATTTCTGCAGATATCGCTCAGTTTACACCATTCTTAATGCCAATGTTACGTAGAATTTATCCTACTCTTATTGCTAATGAATTACTTGGTGTTCAACCAATGTCAGGACCAACAGGTTTCATCTATAGTTTAACTAATCGTTTCGATGGTAATACTGCTAATGAAATTGATCCTAATATTCAAGCTCAAGTTCTTGACCTAAGTGCTGCTAAAGTTGTTGGAGATACTCTTACAGGTGCTACTTCAGGTGCTACTGGTACTGTTGTTTATGTTGAACCTGCTACACATGGTTTCGGACATGCTAATAAATTCGCTGGACGTGTTCTTGTTGAATTAAGTGCTGGTTCTGTTAAGTTTATTGCTGGTGAAGATGTAGATGGTGGTACTACAAGTACAACTGCTGTTTATTCTAATCAAGCTGCATGGCAAGCTATTCTTCCTAACTACTCTGGTACTTATACTACTGCTGAAGGTGAGGTAAGAGGTACAACTGGTAATGAAATGAATCAAGTTGGTATTGCAGTTGAAAGAAAACAAGTTGAGGCACGTACTCGTAAACTTAGAGCTCAATATACAATTGAAATGTATCAAGATCTTAAATCTATGCATGGTGTTCTTGCTGATCAAGAACTTATGAGTCTTATGAACTACGAAATCAAATCTGAAACTGACCGTGAAGTTGTTGATTTTGTTAATGCTAACGCTACTGCTCAATCTGACTTCGTTGTAGATGTATCAGGTGCTGGACGTTCAAGATGGGAAATTGAAGATTATCGTCTTCTTGCTACTAAACTTTCTGATATGAGTCGTGAAATTGGTAGATTAAATAAACGTGGAGCTGCTAACAAGTTACTTGTTTCTCCAAAAGTTCTTACTATGCTTGAGCAAATCGGTGGATACTATGCTTCTGATGTTGATTCAACTGTTAATCCACAAGCTGCTAATACAGCTGTAGCTGGTAGATTTGATAATAAATTCTCAGTTGTAGTTGATAACTATGCTAAATCTGATTATGCTACTCTTATCTATAAAGGTTCTAATCAAGATGCACTTGGTGTTTGGGCGCCTTATACACCTGTTCAAATCCAAAAAGTAACTAATGTAGAAACTGGTCAACCAGCACTTATTGCTATGACACGTTATGGTCTTGCAACTAACCCTTGGGTAGATGATGCAGTCTCTATGGGTGAAGCTTCTCCATATGCTTCTACAATTGGTGTAGACTTCGCTAACTCAGTTCTTAAATAAGAACTAGTTAGTATCTACTAACCTAAACCTCCTCCTGGAGGTTTAAATAGGCTTAAGAGTCTTCCTCCTCCTCTTAAGTCTACTTAAACTTCTTTAATTCTCTCTTAAGAAAAAAATCATATAATATTATATGAAGAAAAATTCTATAAAATCACTAAATATAACTGAAGAATATTTTAAAGAAATATATTTTAATAAATCCTATAAAGAGATCTGTAGTATGCTCGATATTACAGAGTATGGTATTACCACTATAGCTAAAGATTTAGGATTATCTAAAAAGAAAAAAATTACTTTAGAAACTCTAGATCTAACAGAAGAAAAATTTAAAGAGTTATTTTATAGATACTCATATTACGAATTATCAAAAAAATTAAATGTAGGAGAACATATAATTCTTAAATTAGCTAGAGAATTATCACTTAAAAAAGATAAGAAAAATATAGTTGATAAGGATAAGTTTATTGAACTATTTAACTCTCATACATATAAAGAAATGTCGGATATATTAGGCTTAAAAATAGGTACTATTTACAAAATTAAAGATGAATTAGGTATATATAAAGTAAAGAAGATAGATATAGATAATATAGATTCAGAAAAATTAGCTAAGGATATGAAAAATAAAACATGGAGTGAAATTTCAGAAGAATATAAACTTTGCGGAACCTCTCTTATAAAACTAGCAAAACATCTCAATCTTAAAAAACATATTAAGTACAATATGGAAGAAAAAATTATAGAAGATTTAAATCTTCCAGAAAATATAAAATATGTTTTAAGAACAAAGGATATTATTTCTAAAGAACTTGATATTTATTTTCCTGACTATAACTTTGCTATTGAATATAATGGAAGTTTATGGCATTCAAAAGGAACTACATTTCCCAATAATTTCGAAAAATTTGAAAACTATCATCTTTTGAAAAAAACAAAAGAATGTGAGCAAAATAATATTCAATTATATCATATATTCGATTACGAGTATAACGATGAAATAAAAAGGGATATATGGATATCCATGATAAGAAGCAAACTAGGATTATCTGATAGAATATATGCTAGAAAATGTATAATAAAAGAGATAGATACTAAAACATCTAAAGAATTTCTGAATGAAAATCATATGCAGGGTGGAAATGTTCCTAATAATTTAGCTTTTGGTCTATACTATAATAACGAGTTAGTATCCTTAATGACTTTTGGAAAATCTAGGTTTAATAAAAAATATGATTATGAATTATTAAGATTCTGTAATAAGAAAAATACTACAGTTATTGGAGGAGCATCAAAGCTATTAAAGTACTTCACTAAAAATTATCCAGGTTCAGTAATATCTTATGCTAATCGTAGATGGTCTAACGGAAACTTATATGAAAAAATTGGATTTAAGAAAATAAATGAATCTAACCCTAATTATTTTTATATTAAAGATGGAAAAATATTTTCTAGAAATAGTTTTCAGAAACATAAACTAAAGAATAAATTAGAAAATTTTAACGAAGATCTATCTGAAGTACAGAATATGATGAATAATGGATATAGACAATTATTTGATTGTGGGAATTTAGTATATGAATTAATATAATACTATAAATATAATATGAAAGAAAATAAAATAATTGAATCATTTGATCTTAATATCTCAGATACAATAGGAATTAATAATTTAAAAGAGATATTTACTATAGATCCTTTTTATGATAATAATATATATAATGAATCTCTTCAGGCTCTCGAAAATAATAGAATAAAATATGAGGAATTTATCCTACTTAAAAATCCCTATAACTTCTATCTTCGATTAGAAGATAAGAAACTTCCAGTAATGTTAAACTATGAAATGATTAGTAGGTCAAGGTGGGAATTCTTAGTTACAAAAGTTAGACCATTAGTACCTAGAGATATTTTAAAATTATATAGATTTAATAGAAGTGTATCATCTATTAAAGAATATATAAACAATGATGTATTTTCTGAAGCTCTAAAATCTAAAACAACAATAGTATTTAATTATAAAAATAGAGAACAACTCACTAACCTTTCAAAAAAATATGGAAAAATTTATATTATAGGTAAATACTATAATACATTTAAATTGGCAATATGTTTTAATCCTGAGATTAAAAATGTTCTTCTACCCAATGATGTTTTAATCACGCAAGGAGAACATAAGTTAGGAGAGTTGGAATTGAATATTAATAAGAATATTCTAAAATCTAAAGAGAAAATTATTAAGTACACGAGTACACCATATTTTAAAGATGGGAGGTTCTTTCCTACTTCTCCTGTATCTCCTATTAAGGTTTAGAAATGAAGAATATATTTAAAACTGCTTCTAAAAAAGCTAAAGATTTTGTAAAAGATTTTAAAAAACTAGGAAGAAGTGCAAAAAAGAAATTCCTGAGAAAATTTCAAAAAGAGAATAAAACTAAAAAGGCCCCTAGTTCATTTAAGGAAGGAAACTTTTTATTCTTTAAATATAATGCAATCCATGAAGAACATAAATTTGATAGAAATCCCTTAATAATATGTTTAGGTAAATCTAGACAAAATCAAAAACATATTTTAGGATTAAATGTTCACTGGATGCCTGAGAATCAGAGAGTACTCTTAGCTTCTCTTATATCTGAAATAAAGAAGAGAAATAGTGGTAGAGTAGTCTATGAGGATATAAAACCTCTTATAAAAAGATTTGAAGGATCTCCTATCTTAAGAAGATATGCTATAAGAAGAATTTCTAATACTATCTTACAGATGGATGACAATGAATACTTAGCGGCTGCTTCAATAAGCTTTCCAGAATGGTCTCAAATATCTGAAAGGTAAATAAATGATTTCAAGAGCAAAAAGATTTCAAGCTAAAAGAAAAAGATATAGAACTAATAAAGAGGGTGGTAGAAGTCGTTTCGAAAGAGGTTTTTATCAGCCTATAAATGAGGACAAATATCGTAGACCTCTTAATAATTATATGAATAAACATGAATTTCCTGAGTATAGAAGTTCCTGGGAGAAAAAGTTTATGAAATACTGTGATCTTAATAAAGATATAGAGTATTGGACTACTGAGCCCTTTGCTATTGAATATATATCTCCTAAAGATAATAAAAAACACAGATACTTTCCAGACTTTCTAATAAAATTTAAAGACGGAAAGAAGAGATTAATTGAGATCAAACCTGAAAATCAGTGGAATGATCCAATTAATATAGCTAAATGGAAATCAGCTGAAAAGTTTTGTAAATTTCATGAATTAGAATTTGTAGTGCTTGGTGAAAAAGAACTAGGGATAAAATAAAATTTTTATATAGAAATTAATCTATAAAGATCGAACTTCCATCTATTTTATCTGTTTTAGCTACTTTAGCAGCAGTTTCAGCGTCTTTAGTATTAAAAAGCTTTACCTCTATCCCGAATCTAGTAGGAATAATTTGCTTAATCTTTACTTCTTTTCTAATTTTTTCTAAGATATCTTCTGTATTAGAACTTTTTTCTATAATCTCTTCTTGCTTACTAGATTCTTTAAAGAATTTTTTAAAATTCATAATAAACCTCTTTTATTTTTATTTATATTAGTAAATGTGGTATAGAATTTTTTATTTTATTAGTAGCCTTATATATAAAATCATCTACATTCTCTATTTTATTAGTATTAATAGTAATACTTTTATTTTTTATACCAGCACTACTCCAAATTTCTACTACCATAAAAATATACTCTCTATAATATCCGTTAAAATTAATAAAAATTTTATCCTCTTCATCTTTAGATATCATTTGATTAATATTCTGCTCAATATTTAATGCTATTTTTATATAATCAGAATCCTTCGATAGTAATTTAGATATTTTCATATAGATCCTTATATAATAAGAAAGGGATATTTTTTAGTCATTTCTTTCTCTATTATGTTTTTTTGTAGATTATAATTAACAACACTAACCACCTTTATTACTATATGTGGCTTATAAAACTTTATACGTAAATGAGTAGCTAGATCTTGTTCTAATACTATATCTACCTCGACTTCTCTACCGGTTATATTTTTAATAAAATTTTTTATTTTATATGTAATCATATTACTAGATTCGGTCTCAATCTTTGAATATTTTCATAAATTACTTGTTTTTTAATATTTGTTCCGGTTACATCAAATTTAATAGTATCATCAATATCTTTAAAATTTATAGTCATAATAAATACTCCAAGTCTGGTTAAATCCTCTACTATTTCTATAGAGTTTTTCAGACCTGTTATAGATTCCACCTCCGATACTAACATAAAATACTCACTAAAAGCATAATCAATATCTAAAAATGTATCATCTGTCACCATCGCAGTACTTCTTCCATCCGCAGTAGTCACATAATTTTGTAATATGTTTTTCAAACCTAGAATCTACTTCTATATTTCTAATATTTTTTAAAAGAAACTTTATATATGTATTAAGATTTTCTCTTTTCATTGTATAGGTGCTAAATGTTCCGTGTTCTACAAACACATACATTAACTCAATTTCATCTACAGGAAAGTTATGAAAATACCATGCTGCATAATAAATTAATTGATCAGGTTTTTGAGCAAACTGTCCTGCAGATCTATCTTTCCCCGTTTTCCAGTCAATTATGAATACTTTATCTGTTTCTCTATCAACACACACATAATCAATCTTACCCCTAAATACACAATCAGGATCTAAAAAATCGCAAGTTACTATATTTTTACTTTCTATTTTTAATCCTACATCTAATTCAGCACCCAAAGGAAAATATGAAAATATTTTTTTACCTAATGGAGATTGTATAAAATCATTATAAATTCTTTTAGACTCTATTACAATTTCTTTTGGAATTTTTTCTTTTTTAATTTCCTTGAGAATTTTTTCTTTAGAAAATTTAGCAGTATGATTTTCTAAAAACAGGTGAGTACAAAAACCTTTCTTGAGAGGTGTATCATCCTGAGGCTCTCTAGGAATTTTATCAATGTAGCTGTACTTAAAAGATCTAGGACATTGATTCCAAAGAGCTATTCTAGAAGCTGAATATGGTGAGTATTTCATTATAATGCCTCTTCTCTAACCATTCCATATAGGGATGCATCTTTTTTAATCATATTTTTAACACTTTCTATAAGAATAGCATCATTTGAATCTTCTTTAAGTTCACTTACCATTTCTTTAAAAGCCTTATCTACTGCAGTAACTTTAATACCCTCATCCTTCATTTCATCTTTAAGCTCTTTAAGCTCTTCTTTTAGGGCTTTAATTTCCTCATTGATTCTATATCTCTCACTAAGGTATTTTTTTACACTATCCTGAATATCTTCAATATATTCTTCTAAGTACTTATCTGAATCTTCGGATTTTTTAGCTTTTTTCTTAGTATCTTCTAATGAATACTTATGAACAAATTGAGATATATCATCTATTTCTACAGTATCATTTACAGTATCATCTACCTTTATAGCTTCTAGATCTACATTATTTTCTGTAGAATAATCTTCATTTGTATCAGAACTAACTTCATTTAATAGTTCGTCTAGATCTAAATCACTCATCCTACTCTCCTTTATTTTTTATTAGTATAGATAATTCATTAGAAGATCTAATGAGATCCTCTTCTGTACTAAAATCATAATATACAGCACTAGAAGTTATCTTATAGGAATCTTTTAAAGTAGCACCTACATTCATATTAAAGATTAATCTAAATTTAGGATTATGTCCTAATCTAATATACTCTTTAATAAATGTTACATTATCTAGATTAACATAAATATTAGAGTTATCTGATAGTTCGAAGGTAATAAAACCTTCACTCTTCAGAGTCTCTTTTAATTCTTTTCTTTCTAATGCGTCAATTTCCACATATGTATAATCTGGAGAAATCATTCCATCTACTATAGATATCTCACTATTATAGTTAAAAATAACTCGATTCGTCTCAAACTTAATACTAGTTACATTACGTAAATTGATATAATTAGTTCCTACTTCTATAAACTTTCTCATCTCTTCTTTCCTTTTTTTATATATTATATATTTTTTATTTTAAAATACACTTAATCTCATGTCATTTTTATCTCCTATTTATTCTTAATATTAAAAATTTTATGATGTCTAAGAATTTCAGGCATCTCTCCTGATGTACTTAGCCAAAGAACAGGTTTTTTAAATTCTCTCCAATTACTATCTGAAGTAATATCTTCGATAAACATATCAGAAATCATAATAAGAACATCACACTTTTCTTTTTTAGATTTAATAAATTCCGGACAGGCTCCCATATATGTACCACCATATCCCTTTCTCTTAAATCTTTTAAAATTATTTTTATCAAAAGATTCTACTCTTTTAATATTTGTATCGATCTGAATAATTTTAAGCTCTCCTACATTTTTGATAACTTCATTAATTTCTATTAAACCGTCTAAAACATCACTATCATTCATAGAACCTGAAGTATCTACACCTACTAACACTATCTGCTTATCTTTCTGTACTTTTTTACCTCTTAGGTCAGCTCTATGTGGAAATCTTCTATTTTTTCTTTTGATAGTCTCAATTCTAGATCCATTCCTAGAGCTAAGAATTTTTCTTAGCTCCTTTTTCCATGAGATCTTTGCCTTACGCTTAAGTAACTTAAGAATTTGTTCGATATCTCCTGGTGTGTTTCCTCTAGATTGAGAAATAGCTTCCTTCACCATATTCTCAGTAGTAGATTTCATAAGTTCCTCTATACTACTATCACACTCAGAATCTTTCCACTCATGAACATCTAATGTCTCATCACCATCTAAATCTGTAAGGTCTGGTTTTTGTTCACCTTGTGAGTTATCTTCAGGTCCATTCCAATCTTGACCTTGAGATTCTGCCTTATCTTTATCTTTTTGTTGATCTTCTTGTTCTTGCTTTAGTAGTTCATAGTATGTTTCAGCACTTTCATTCTCTGGAAAATCATAATCACTAGGATATTGTACACCCTCTGGTAGATTGTCAATTAATTGATTGATTGCAATATCTGCAGCAATATTAAATAATTTATGATCTCTCTCACCTTTACGAATTAAATGTAGACCTAAAATATGTCTACACTCATGAATAAGAACCGCTATTCTTTCTTCTTGACTGAGTGTATTAAAATAATTACCAATTTTTAGATTATAATTAATAGAGTCTTTATCGAAATTTACTCCTAAAGTAGGAAATTTAGGATCAAAAATAACATTCATCTTAGCTAAAATAAATCCATAAAAACTTAATTTCACGTATGTAGGATTGCTAATTAATTTAACAATTGATTCTTGATAATTTTGTTTAATTAAATCTTTCATCTTTCTATCCTTCTCTCTTTATATAATATATTATAGTATAATATAGATTAAATCTAGATAAAATCTAGATAAAATACTGAGGTAACAACTCTATAACTTGAGTTCTAATAGATTTAATTTCAGGTAGTATTTTAATAATATTACTATAATATATTGTTTCTGGTTCTGTATACCACTCTCTTAGAGATATCGCGATCTCTGGATTGACCTCTAAACTATCATTAGAAAGACTTATAATATTACCTACATATAAATCGTGATTTTCAGAATCCTCATATAAAATAAAATCACCAATATTTAAATCATTTTTCATCTAAATCCTGCTTATCTAAATCCTGCTTGAGAGAAACCTTTCCATTTATAGTAGTCATTCTCTCATCTCCTAAAAGTCGAGTCTCTTCTACTCTTTCAAAATACTCTTTAATTTTTTCAAAATCTACTAGTTCAAAATTATGTTTTTCTGGAGACACATCATAATATCTAGGATCATCTAAAATACTTGCGTGAAGGTGTCCATGAATATTACCCTTTCGATTTCTTAGCTCTTGAGAATGGATCGGACAATGACTTAACCAATAGCTTTTATAACTTCTAAAGGCAAATACCTCGTCGAAAACTTCTAAATATTTTTCAACATCTAAATAATCATGATTTCCTAAATACAAGACTTTCTTACAATAATTAAGTTCTTTTAATTTATCTAATCCCTCTTCAGTAAAAGCAATATCACCAAGAAAAAATACCGTGTCTCTCTTTTTAATAATTTTATTAAAGTTATCTATAAATGTTTGATCATGTTCATCTATTGAATTAAATTGAGGTCTGTACCTCAATATATTCCCATGGCCTAAATGCCAGTCTGAGCAAAAGTATGTTTTTGACATCAAAATACCTCCTTATTTACATAGCGACTTAGATTCCATACAAAGAAGACTATTAATAAGAAGTATATAGAGACTAATCCTAAAACTATTAAACAAAAAACTAATAATAAATATAGAAATATATTCATATTTTTCTCCTATATAAAATATTGAGGATTATTTTTCTCAATATCATTAATTTTTATAAAACTTCTATTATTTAGAGCTACATCGTAGTCCTCTGTATCTGATTTAGCATATAAATCTCCTATTGTAGGAGTTATATCATAACTTAAAACAGTACCTGTTTTAAATACACCATTCATACACCATAATATTCGATCACCTGGCTTAACAGGTAATCCGAAAAAATCTTTTATGTTTTTCATCTTAATTGTTAGCGATCTTAAGAATTTTTCTAAAGATATAGTAATCAGGAACAGTTTCACTCCAGTTAAGGTAAAAAGATTCAGTATCTGAATCTTCTTTCCAAGTTTTAACAATACTTGTGAATACTTCTACATTTAAACTATCAAGATAAATAGTTAGAATATCATTCCAGATTGCATCTTTTTCAGTAAGTTTCTTCATCTTATTAGCAAGCTCTGAAGCAGCTAATGCTTCGATATCTTTTGTAATTTCAGAAACCTTTTTTGCTTCCTTTTCGAAATAATCTTGATCTTTTTTAAGATTTTCTATATCTATAAGATCTTTAATATCTTCTGGTTTAACAATTTTAACATAGTTGTTATAGAAGTGGAGGAAGCTATATCCTACAGTTTCTCCTAACTTACTATTAATAATTTCACTAAAAATACCCTTGTTAATTTCAAGAGATTCTACACTTTTAATAATATCTGAAAGCTTAGCCCAAGATCTTGGTGTAGCACCCTTATCATTTTCATCCTCTGGAATAAAGTGAAGCTTATCCGGAAACTCTGCTATATAATCAGAAATTACAGGTGAAATATTACAAGCTCTAGCCCAATTTAACCAACCCTGAACATCTACAGTAACGCTATAGTTTCCGAATCTGTCTAGAAGTGCATCATCAAGTTCATCTGTTTGATAGATATCACTTGGATTATCAGCAGCTACTATTAAAGTTTTTAAGTCATTTAGTCTTGGAAGTTCGTGTTCATGAATTCTTCCTTCAAGTACTAATTGTAATGCACTTTGTCTCACTTCAATTGGAGCTCTTGCGAGTTCATCTAGAAAAAGAACACAGTGTTTACCTTGTCTGTTAGCTTCTAACATTCGTTCTAACCAAATAGGTCTTGTCCAATAAGTAACTCCATCTTTCATATCTGGAATACCGATAAGATCCGCAACTTCGTTCTGACTTAAGAACAATGTCTCAATATGATAATCATTTTCTATAGCGAATTGTTCAACTACCTGAGATTTACCAATACCGTGAAGACCTACCATACGAACTGCATCATTACTCATATGAGCAACTTTAAAAACATCTTTCATTAATGAAATTTTCATTTTCTATCCTTCTTTCTTTTTATATAATATATTATAGTGTATTTTAACTTAAATCTAGATTAATCTGTGAGGAAATTTAACTCCTATATATTCATCAAATATATCATCACTTAAATCTGTATGATTTTCTTTCTGAAATGGAAGATGTTCTAGAGAAGTTAATTGATTATTATAACAATAGAAATTATCCTTTACAGTCCTTGGAGCACCCTCTAGAGAAGTTAGTTGATTATTATTACAATCAAAACTACCCTCTACAAACTTTGGTGCACCCTCTAGAGAAGTTAGTTGATTATTATTACAATAAAAACTACCTACAACCTTAGGAGTTCCTTCTAGAGAAGTTAGTTGATTATCGCTACAATCAAAATATCCACTTACAGTCTTAGAGACACCCTCTAGAGAAGTTAATTTATTTTTATAACAATGGAAATTTCCATTTACAACCTCTGGAGCTCCTTCTAGAGAAGTTAATTTATTTTTATAACAATGGAAATTTCCATTTACAACCTCTGGAGCTCCTTCTAGAGAAGTTAATTCTAATCCAGAAACATCTATATTATCTTCATAAGTTTGTCCTGATAAATCTCCGTATTTTGTATCACTAAATTTCATCTTTATATCCTTCTTTCTCTTTTATATATTATAGTATAATAAAGATTAAATCTAGATTAATCTGTGAGGAAATTCTTTATGAAGATCTTCTAAACTTATATTGATATTTTTTTCTAAATACTTCTCTCTTGTTCTTATATATTTAAGAATTAAATTTTTAATTTCATCCATGCAGGATATCAAGAAGATTAATGCTTTATCTTCAGTGTCTAATTCTATATATTTAGTTATACCCTTCCATAAGATTAAAGAATGAATCTCTTTTATATTAGTTAAGGATTCATTTAAAATGAATGGTGTCTTAGAGTATTTCTCCTCTCTTTTTACCTCACCCTTTACCTTTTTATATGTGATAGTAGAGATTACAGTATCACCCCTCACCTTAAGGATTTCTATATTTTTATTATATATTCTATCAAACTTTTTACTAATCTGTGGAATCTTTACTATAAATCTCATTATATCTCCTAATTTAATATATAGAAGCATAAGAGCCTTGTGGATAAGATAGGATAATAAGTAATCCTACAACCATTCTCAAGGATTTTATCTAGCTTTTTTCTTTGAGACTTAAGTTTTAAAATTTTAATCTTTTACCTTTAAGCTATAAACTCTAAACTATAAACTTTAAATCAATAGGAATCATCTAATCCTGATCTTTTAATTTATATTAAAGTCTATTTATTAACCTAAAATAGTAAAGGACTTATTATTTATCTTTTTCCTTATACTTCTATATATTAAATTAGGTTATTGAGACTAAATCTCAATAACTGTAGTAGCATTAGATGTACTTAGTACAAAATCTACCTCTGACTCGAAGTCATCAATTTCCTTATCAAGCTTCTCAACTAGAGACGTAATATCTAACGGATCCTCTAGTTTATAGCCGTTATTTTCAAGAAATGCTTTTGTAAATGCTTCAATTTCTTTATGATTAGATTTTTCAAAAGCACTACGAACTTGAGAATCTAATCTCTCATTAACTTCTTCATTACCTGCCTCTACAACACTATTAACATTTCCTAGATTTCGTCGAAGTGCATTAAGAAATGCTTTCTTGTACTCTACTATATTTTTATTCTCAATAGCTTCGAGTACTGTCATTTCTACTCCTGCAATCTTTACAACTGTCGTAAGATTACTTTTGTTAATAGCCATTTTAACTTTTGATTTATATTCAATTAAGCTATTGACAGAGTCAAGTTTAGATTTCGCTTTCTCTGAGTCGAAATTATCCATGACTTTATTTCCTACTTTATATCCTACAAAACTACCCTGGATACTCTTCATGATTCTTTTATCAATTAGTTTTAGCTTTGCTAAACCTTCTGAAACAGTCATCTTATCTTTTAATTTAGTCATCTTCATCTCCTCTTTTATTAATATAATTATATATTCTTAAACTTAAATAGAACTTAAATAAACATATTAGCTCTATGAAGTTTAAGAATCTCCTCATTTTTATATATACATACCACATCCTCAATGATTACTGAGTTAATATGAGACTGTTTCCGGTCAGGAGTGTGAGGTCTTTTAAGTGATTTATTTTCACCTACATCTATATATACAGCAGTTTCTAAATTTTCTGGACTAGTCAATAGTTCTGCATAATATAACTCGTTATTTTCGTTAGAATTTTTATATAATACAACCATTTTAACCCTCTATAACAGATACTGCTACTAGAGTTGTACCATAATCTTCCATAGATTCAAAAGTGCAATCTGGATGTTCCTTCTTAAATTCCTCTATATTTTCCTCAGATTCATCTGTAAGAATATATGTATATTTAAACTTAAATCCTCTAGAATACTCTTCACATCTAGCTATTAACATCTTTCTATCCTTTTCTTTTTATATAATATATTATATTATAAAGAAGCTTAAAAGTAAATAATTTAAGAATTACCTTCTCTAATAAATTCTTCTTCTACCACTTTAGCCTCCCTACCCGAAAAAATCTTTTTATCTATATAATAAAAAATAATAGCTCCTATGAATTGTCCTATACTTAAATTTAACCATAGAGGAAATCCAAATGCTTGTAGTATCATCATAGGACCCATCATTACTATCGCCGAGATCTGCCATCTTAGATGATAAATCAGATACCTCTTAATATTATATTTCATAATTACTCCTATTTTTAATACATATATAGTGCATATAATATCATTAATATGATACCAAAAAACGATAAATTAAATAGAATAGTATCTATCATCTTATTCCTCTAACCACTCTCTAGCATTACCTAAAGAATTTGTTTGTTTTCTAATATATTCAGTAATAGCATTTTCTGCAATTTTTTCAACCTCAGACATTTTACCATGTAAGTTTTTCATTACTATCCCAAATAATGGATGTTTTCTATTATCTAGAGCAAATTCTTTACGATTTTCATTATATTTATTATAGAACTCTCCTCTTAACATTTTAAATTCTACTACTAGATGATTGAATTTCTTATTTACGATTTTTTCGATTTCGAGAATTCTATCTTTTTTAGGACCTGGAGTTAAATTACCAAGAACATCATCTATATTTCCGTCAAGAATTGTTTTGATAAGTAAATTCTCTCTAAAAGCATCCGGCCCGATGAGTCCATGAAGTTGTAGGTAGTGGTCTGTTTTTACCTTTGCCTTCATACCATCCTCAAAGGTGATTACCCACCCTTCGATATTGTTTGTATTATTTTTCTTGTGCCATAATAAAGTTCCTAAAATATTATTTTCACCTAGTAAATCTGTCTCTTTTTCTAATTCTTTTAGATCAAAATCTTTAGAAACAGGTAAAGAGTTACCAATACAATAATTATCGGCATATATTTTCATTTTTTTAGAATCAAAATATGTTCCATCTTCTTTACGAATTTGTAAAAGAACTAATTCTGACTCAGAATATTCTAAAACAACTTGGCTGAACGGCGATACAAGTTCAAAAATAGGTGTTAAATTTGCAGTAAAACAATCAACTATAAATTGTCGCAAACATTTATTTTTTAGAAAAATTTCTTTTGCCATTAATGCTTGTTCTGATTCAAATGACATTTTAGATTTAGGTCTAATAACACCATCCGGAAATCTTACAAATGAAATGATGCTACCATCGAGTTTATCTTGCACTCTTACGATTTTTTTATCTCTAAGGTCTCCATACATCCAACCTTCTGTTTGATTTACATTGAAGAATTTTTCCATTAAAAGATTTCTCTCCCAAACCCCGTTATCTGGGTTATAAACAAAAGTTAAACCTCTTAATTCGAAAGCTTTATTATCTCTAAAATCTACAATACTCGCAAGTCGATAGTCATACATTTCAACTTTAAAGCCATTTACTTCTCTTTCAGTTACGTAAAAAGCCTCTGAAAGCTTTACTATTTCTCTACATTCATATCTTGTTGGTAAGTAAAATTCCATTTCTATCCTTTCCTTATTTTTCTAACTCGTCCACTAAATATCATTCTTAGTTTAGTAAAGATATTTCCCGGATATATACACCAGTACTTATCATCTAATTTATAATTCTTTCTTTTCCTAGCTCTTCTATCTGTACTAGTAAAATGTAATCCACATATACTAAATATTACCACATATTCTTGATTTCTTCTATTTTCTAGAATCATCCCATTATTATATAAATTTCTTGCTTGATTTTGTGTTAAAAACTTCATTACTTCTCATCTGTTATAATTTTATTAAGAGCTAAGTCTAAAGCCTCTCTTAAGTCGAGATAGTTTTCAATCTCAATATAGCTACAGCGCATAATTTTATTATGTTCTTCATTGAACTCGTCAATTTCAACGCTACAGTCAAATCCACCACTAAAGAATCCTGTAGATATATAATATTTTTTACCACAGTATTCTATTTCAGCATCAATAAAGTAATGATCTTCTGGAGAGTCGTAAAATTCTAATTCAATTTTATTAGAACTGGTAACATCTTTAACTATTTTTAAATTTTCTAAATAGTTTTTCATCTTTCTATCCTTTTCTCTTTATATAATATATTATAGTATAATAAAACTTAAAATCAGATAAAATACTGAGGAAATTTTTCTTTAGCATCCCTTAAATTAAGAAAGGAGAATTTTCTACCTATATCCCTAGAATATACTCGCTTAAATTCATTATTAATCTTAATATAGTAGAATGAATTCAATACTTTCTTACTATTTATCACTACTTTAAGATATTCATTATATAAAATATTTTCCTTCTTATCTAATATAAAATTTCCAGTTTCAGTAATATTTTTATATTTGTCATACCAATACATCTTTATTCCTATTTAATTATATCATCCTCATAAAAAATATAAATTATTATATGATCTTTTAAATCTAAAAATCTATAACCCTTCATATCCTTTAAACACTCTTTAAATTTATGTTTATATTTTTCATTATTAATTTCATAATGATTTAGGTATAGGTCGAAATTTTTTATCTTAATATCTGGTGGTCTCGAAATAACTAAAATTTTCATAATTATATAAAAAGATGAGGATTTTTTAATTTATATTCTGGAGATACTTTATAGTGAAGTTCTCGATACAGAGTAAAAATTCTATCATGATGTAATCCTTTATATATCTTTACAAGAGATACTTCTTTATCCTTCATTATTTCTTTTAAGATATTTAAATCTTGAACTACATCTAATAGAATTTCTACAATATTATCATATCTTTGAATAGTATAAATTGTCCTTTGAAGAACTCTTATTCCCGTCACACCTACAGATTCTTTATATAATTTATTTTCAATTATTTCATCTTTTCGCTCTAGTAGGTAATCGAAAGCTTTTTTAATTTGATATTTTTCGTGATTAGTAATAGATATATAATCCTTTTTGTAATCTAAATCATCATTAGAATGATATCGCATTATATATTTAATATATCTATTAAATGTATCTATATTAAAATTTTTAAAAGATATAGTTAAAGGTAAATTAAAACTATCATGAACATGTTCTATAACTTCACCTTTTCTAAATTCTACTCCAATTTTAGATTTATTGAGATCGAATCTATCAAATTGATAACTAATATCTCCAAATAAAGATCCAATTAGTTGAAGATGTAAACCTCTTAAATCGAAATTATATACAGTACCTTCACTATCCTCAACCTCTAAAGTAGATTTAGATAGAGTATCTTTATATACTTCTTTACTAATAGTTTCCTGTAATCTCGACTTCATTAAATCAAAATCTCCCTGTTTTTTAAAGAAAATATCTATATCATAATATTCTGAAGTATATCCTTTAAGATTAATATTATATTGACTACCACCTAAGATATAAAAGGTTAAATCATCTATAAAAATATTTTCTTTTAATAGATTAATAATATCTTCATTAGTGAATCTCTTTGGTACTATATCATCTTCTATTAATTCTAGTTCCACTCTACTTCCTTCAATAATTTAGCTCCAAAGATTCATATAATACTCACCAAAAAGCGAGAAACCTTTTTGAACTTTTTTATAATATTTTTTCATTTCTTCTTTATTATTATCTTTATACCCATCATAATCAACTAATGTTTGTTCAAAAGAAAAAATCATTTTGTCTAAAATTTTATTCCACTCTTCCTCTGTTATGTTAGATGGATATCCCATTTTAGTTTCTTTAAAAATTTTCAGTCTTGGAAGAATATAATTCGAAAAGGTATAATCAAGACTCCATGTTTCTGATTCATCTATTCCGGTTTTCTTAAGCTGTTTTCGTAGTCTCTTTTGACGTTTTTTACATTTCTTAATATCTTTTTTGCCTTTTTTAGACTTAAGATATTTTTTATTATATCCATCCTTACAGTCACTAAAAGCAAAGCCATAATAATTTTCTGGTTTTTTCATTTTATACTCCTATTATTTACAAAATTTACTTTTACAAAGATAAATGATTAATATAACTACTAAAGTAAATGGAAATGCAATACTTAAAGTAAACCATAAAATAATATGTAATATATAGAAATCTAAATCTACAGGAGATCTGAATTCTCTCTCATCTTCTTCTTTATAATATTTTATAAAAGGTATAACACCTACTAAAAATACTAATACTGTTAGTGTAACATAAATCATATATTCTCCTAGCTAAACACTTTATTTACTATATTATAGTAAAATAAACCTTAATATCAAATAAAATATTGTGGAAATTTTTGTTCTATCTTTTCTATTATCTGAGAATATTGATGAATAAACTTTCTTCTCATTTTTCTTTTATTTTTTAGATCATCTAGAATAATAGTCTCTACTGCGATATCCTCATCTAAAATCTCATTCTTATTAATAGAGTATAATTTCATTTGTGAAACTATAACATTATCAGGATTATCTGGATCTTCTCCAATAATTCTTACACAGTGTTTATTTAACTTTTCCTGAGGATCTTTTAATATAATATTTTTTTCGTCTACATCTACAGAGGTATATTCCTTAATGCTTTGTTTATATCTCATCATATAATCCTGATATCATCAATAAATTTTATTTTCTTTTCAGTTAGAATATTTTTAAATTTTTCAAATTTGTCTATATCATCAAAAATTAAAATCATATCAGAGTGACCTATATCAACTACACCCGATTCAAATAAAATATCTAAACCGATATCTAATATTTTATTAAAGGTATCCGTATCTTCAAACGATATTGTCCAAGTTTTAAATTCTGGAAATAACTGCATATTTTTCCTTTATTAGATAATTGTTTATTAGCAACTACCCCATTTAAAAGATTGAAATGTTTCTTCTCCATATTCGTCGTCTATGAAAAATCCACATTCGTCTAGTATTAATCGATCCTCCTCAGAAACCTCCTCAGGTTCTACACCACATATAAACATAATATCGTGCTCACAATGAGTACTAAAATCTGAGTTATATTTCTCTATAATAAGTAGTGCTTTTATTAATTTATGTTTTGTCATTTATTTTAATCCTTTATATAATTTTACTTAAAATAGATTTTGGTATATTTTCTTCATTGTCTATAATTACTATATCTGAATTATACCATCTTGTACCGTTATATACAGTAATAACATCTTCTTCTACATTTGTTTTTTCATTTAATCTTTTAGAAATTTTCACTTCCATTAAATGAATTCTATTGCCAGAACCTATTTTAACACCACATACAGTACCATTTTCAATTTCTTTACCATTTACATAAAGGATACCATTTTCAATCTCTGCTGGTTTCCAATTTTCTAGTGAAAATAAAAAATCTTGAAACTCTTTATCTGTAGTTTCATATCTATTAAGAGTTTTTGTAATAGCTGAGATATATCCTAATCTTTCTCTTTCGGCTTCATAAAGTTTTGTATCTTTTCTAATTTCTAAAACAACTGGATAAAATGTGTTCCAGATTCTTAATAAATCGTATTTAAGAGCCTCATTTTCAACTGAATATATATTTTCTAGCATTGTATTAGTATAACGATTTTCAAATTGTAATCTACTTAATAAAATACTAAAAAGTATTTTTGACTGGCTATCAGAAGCTTCTTCTTTAATTTCTTTTAATCTATCTTCTAATTTTCTAAACATTTTATCAGATTCTTTTTGAAGCTTGTTTTGTCTTTGAGTAAGATCTTTTTTAAAAGCTTTAAGTTCTTCTTTAGTCATCCTTCTATCCTTTTCTCTTTATATAATATATTATAATGTAATGAAGATTAAATCTAGATTAAAATATGAATCATCGTAAAAACTATTTTATTCCGAGGTATCCATTACTTTATTTTGTTCTCTTGTAGATAGGTCTAAGAATGAATCAATATCATCCTTATGTATTAAAAATGAAATATTATCATTAAAAAAATATAACATAACATAATTTCTAGGTAGTTTAGGATATTTAACAATATCAAAGTCGTCATATTCCTCTAGTATCTTAACTTTTTTAACATCATGAGTTTTAACATCTATCATCAATGGAAAATCTGATTTTTTAAGATGCAGAATATTAATATTAAAATCATCTTTATATCTTTCTACCTCAAAGGATAATGGTGTTCCTTTTCTATATGCTCCAGATCCATCGGTTCTTTCAATATCATCATAATTTATAATATACACATTTTTAAATGAATTTTTAATAATTCTAATATTATTTACTACTATTTCTGTATTTTCATTGAGAAAATCTTTAAATTTTTTCATATAATACCTTTTAGTATTTATAATAACTTAATAAGATCCACGAAGCGGATCTTATAAATCATTTTGAAATCATTAAGGAGGTATCTTTTCCAACAACAGTAGCAGGAAGTTTCCCGTCCCATTTTTCAATTTTCTTCAATTCGATAAGACTTGGTGTTAAACCAGAAGCAATCATTTTATTGAAATCACGAATTTGTTTAGCTTCTAACATTTTAACTTTATAGTTAGCTAACGCTACTTGCTCACGCCCTTTAGCTCTAGTAACTTCAATTTGAACTTGTGCTTTTTCTTGTTGAATAGCCATTTGTCTTTGTTTAGCCTTTTCAATAGCTTCTGTTACGATTTTAGGATATTCAATATGACCGATAGTCACATCACTGATATCGATAGGAAGACCTTTTAATTTAGGCACTAATGCTTGATATAGTTCAACTGTAATTCTCTCGTAATTTTTATTAACATCATCCACTGTATATTGTGAAATTACATCCCTCGCTGTATTCAATACAATCATCTTTCCATAGGTATTATAAACTTCTTCTGTTTGAACTACATTATCATTCATTGGCATATCATTAAACAACGCATTTAGAATTTTTTTATTTTGAGTAATTCTTCCACGGAATACAACTTCAGCATTTAATGTCAATTTATCTTTCAAAAGAACCTTAATCGGTTGAACAAACTTTTGAGTTGTCGTTTGAACTAAGAATAGTTTTTCATGGTTAATATTCCAAATATTGTTTGCTAACCATACACGACTTGGAGGATACACTTCTGGTTGCCATCCATTTTTACCCATAATTTTACCAACATACCCAGCCGGGACCGTTTCGTTACAGTTTGTTAATGTTAATGTTATTGCTATAAGTAACAATAATTTTAGTATTTTATTTTTCA